CACGAAGCCCACTGCGTATGCCATACATGCCTGAAAATACCATGATGGAAGTTGTTAGACCCGTGGCCAACACCTACGACAGTTTTGACATGCACTTCAACTGTCACGCTGTGGTTAACCACAACTCAGGACCGGGCATACAAGCAGGCATTGCAGGATGCAGGCCTATTGTGGCACACAGCAGTTTGGCATATCCTGTGGCAGTGGGCATGCCTGACATTGAACAACCTTACACGGTAGATAGAGAATTGTGGTTGGCAAAAATATGCCACACTGAATACACTGTGGAAGAACTAAGACAAGGACTATGGCTAAAAAGAATCGAGCCCGCACTGTTGACAGCATAACTGATTGTGCTTGTGTGATACACGGCACAGGATACGACTGGCAATATGTGGAAAAACTCTACAACATGCTGAACCGTAATTTGCCCAATGGCATACGTTTTCATGTGTATACCGAAGCCACAAGACCTGTGCCCAATCATATGATAAAACATGCCTTGCAAGAATGGCCAGGCATAGCAGGACCCAAACGCGAGTGGTGGTACAAGATGCAGTTGTTCAATCCTGAGCACTATTCGGGCAATTTGTTGTACATGGACTTGGATGTGGTCATTATTGATGATGTGTCTTGGATTCCGTGCTTGCACACAGATTATTTTTGGACCATAAAAGACTTTAGATATCTACAGAAATCAGCATACACAGGAATGAACAGCAGTATAATGTGGTGGAACACTAAAAATTTTGAACACATATGGCAAGATTTTTGCAAGATACCCATTGACAATGTTGTGCGTCAATACCAAGGTGATCAGGATTATTTAGGTGTGGTGATTGATCACAATCGGCGTAGATATTTTGAAACACCGCGTGTGCAAAGTTGGCGCTGGGAAGTGGCCGACGGTGGTTACAATTTCCAACAACGAAAAGCCATCAACCCAGGCAGTGGTGCCAAGCTCAATAGCCAGGCCAGTGTGTTGATATTTCACGGACGTCCCAAGCCGCATGAAATAAATGATCCTGTGATACAAAACTTTTGGCGGTAATACTTTGGTAGTACTTGACCAATAAATCCTATTCTGCTATACTAGTGGCATACCAAACAAAAAAAGGAGCCAGCAATGGGATATCGTGTAGTCGACACCATAGACGTCATGCGCAACCGATACAGTGCTCGTGCAGGACTGGAAGGTCCGTTCAACTTCTCAGGTCGTGTGTTGTATTATGACAACAAACAAGGTCAGTACTACGATCCCGCTACTGACTTCTATGTGGAGCAGGCAGAAATGGACGAGATCAACGCCCGCTTTTTTGAACAGTTCAAAAAGTAATACTTTTGTAGTACTGTTTTTTGGTTGACCGAATATTCCCGAAATGCTATAATAATGGCATACAAAGCAAAAAGGAGCCAGCAATGCAGATCACCACAGCAATCAAACAAATACAAAAAGAAGCAGAGTTCCAGGGCATGGGCCTGTTGGAAACACTGCAAGACATCAAACAACATGGTGGCATGATGTACAGTGAGCGCACAATGGAAGCGTTTGTTGTTTTTATGCAACAAGGGCAAGAACTGTTTGCTCCGGTTGACGAATAAGTCACAATTTGCTATAATAGAGACATAAACAGTAAACAACCGCATTTCTAAGGAGCCAACAATGAGTGCAATTCGTGTTATCAAAGGTGAGTATCGCAACCGACCCGTGCGCAACATCGCTTTCAATCTAGTGTCAGGCTTTCAATCTGGCGCCAAAGGCAATTTCGTGACAGTAGAAAACAACGGTGTATTTCCCAACTGCCCCGACACTATCCGTATCCGAGTCAACAACATTAGCGACATCGAGTATGTCAATGGAGAAGCAGTGAGCAAAGAAAATACAGTGGCATTCGTTGCCCCCCAAGCAGAAGCTGAAACAGAAGAACAAATCATGACACGTATTCGTGAGCGTTTTGACATCCTGCATGAGATGACCAAGGCCTGTGTCAACGGTGACATCCGCGCCATGATTGTGTCAGGCCCTCCCGGAGTTGGCAAATCGTTTGGTGTTGAGCAAGAGATTGAAAAGGCCACCTTGTTTGACAAATTGGCAGGCAAGCGCCTTCGTGCCGAAGTTGTCAAAGGCTCAGCAACACCCATTGGCTTGTACCAAACCCTGTACAAGTATTCTGATGCCAATTGTGTGTTGGTGTTTGATGACTGTGACAGTATCCTACTGGACGACGTGGCCCTGAATTTGTTGAAGGGTGCATTGGACTCCGGCAAAAAGCGTACCATTTCATGGTTGAGTGAATCTAGTGCTCTGCGTCGTGACGGCATCCCTGATGGCTTTGAGTTCAAAGGCTCTGTAATCTTTATCACCAACTTGAAGTTTGATGGTATGAAGTCGCAAAAATTGCGTGATCACTTGGATGCACTGCAAAGTCGCTGTCACTATCTTGACTTGACACTTGACACCATGCGTGACAAGGTACTCCGTATCAAGCAGATTGCCCGAGACGGTGTGCTGTTTGCAGACTATGACTTTGAGCCCTGTGTGCAGGACGAGATTGTGGAGTTTATGGAAACAAATCAGAATCGCTTGCGTGAGATGAGTCTGCGCATGGCATTGAAGATTGCGGACCTGCGCAAGAGTTTTGAAGGCAACTGGAAGCGCATGGCTGAAACTACATGTATGAAGGCAGCCTAATATGGCTTGGGTGGCTGTATTAATGCTAGTGTTTTTCGGCCATCCCATGTTAGCAGTATTGTTGACGTTTTTGATTTTGATGGTTGAGTAAGGTTTACCCCGAGGATTGGTTGGCTCCGCCTCGGGTTTTTACACAGGGACTGTGGTCCCTGTTTTTTTGACTTTTGTTTTGCAAGAGTATATACTGTGCTATGTCTCAGTACCTTGTAATCAAATTAGGCCATGATCTTGAACTACGTTTTCAAATAAGAGACACACTCTTGGCTGAGTTGTGGATTGAACGCATGCGCATGCGGCATGCTTGGCCCATGGACAATCCAGATAGGTTTTACGGATTCCACACCGCCCAACAAGAACAACAACGTGCAGTTGACATGATTCAACAATGCATTGTCACAATCAATGCACATGATCCAATTATTGATCGAGAGTTTGAATACACACAAGATGGTCTCAATTATCTGCACAATATATTTGAACGCTATCACGGTCTACTAGATCAGCAAACATCTAAATATTGGCACTCAGCACCCGACACAGTTAGACAAGCATTGGCCAATTTAAATTTAGCCGTGCATAGATGTGAAACAGCCATGGTTGCACCTTGCCCAAGATTCGTTTGCACTTGGTTTGGCATGCCCAAGACCAAACAGTTAGACGTTGAAACAATACAAACACATGGCGAATTACAAATCAAATTTGGTACAGTGTATCTCAACTACTGTGAGATTGGCAAGACTGTGGAAGACCTTGCACACGACAATGATATATACATAGAAAATGATGCATTCCGGCCATTTGGCCACTACAGTGCAGATTTTAATGTGGCATTTTACGATCAAGACCTAAATCAAAAACTGTCCGGCATGCAACAATACATTCAGCAACATCAAGAATTTTTTCTTGCTCACAGCATTGAAAATGTGTATAATGTACAAGCACTACCATTGCGATTTCCTGTGGCAGATTTAGAATATGCAGGCACTCAGGAACACCTAATATCCCAAATAAGGTCACAACAACTTGTGCGTGAAGTAAAAATATTTTGAAACAAGCAACTATTGTTATTAAAGACGAAGTAAACATCAAGATCGAAGGCCTAGACTTGGATGCTCGCAAGGCCCTAGTCACAGCTTTCAAATACGAAAACCCTGCCGCACGTTATTTGCCAGCAGTGCGACTGGGTCGTTGGGACGGCAAGGTAGCATATTTCCAACTTGGTGGCAGTACCTATGTGAACCTGTTGCCAGAGATCATGCCCATATTGGAGAGGTTCAATTATGACATTGAATTGGATGACCAACGCGACTACTCAAACACATTCAATTTTGAGCAAGTGACTGAAACAAGTTTTGAACATGTGAAGTGGCCTCGAACACATCCGGCTGCAGGTGAGCCTATCACCCTACGTGACTATCAAGTGGAAATCATCAACAACTTTTTGGCCAACCCGCAGTGCATACAAGAAGTGGCCACAGGTGCAGGTAAAACAATCATGACAGCGGCCTTGAGCAATGCTGTTACTCCTTATGGACGCAGTATTGTTATTGTGCCCAACAAGAGTCTTGTGACACAGACCGAAGCAGATTATATCAACATGCAACAGGATGTGGGCGTGTACTTTGGAGATAGAAAAGAATACGGACGTCAGCACACAATATGCACATGGCAAAGCCTCAACAATCTCTTGAAGAATACCAAGGCAGGAGTGGGCGACTGCACCATAGGCGAATTCCTGGAAGATGTGATATGTGTGATAGTAGACGAAGTACACATGGCCAAGGCAGATGCCTTGAAAACCTTGCTCACAGGTGTCATGGCAAGGGTGCCAATTCGCTGGGGATTGACTGGCACAGTGCCCAAAGAAAAGTTTGAAAGCCAAGCACTGCTGGTCAGTTTAGGTCCTGTGATTGGCAGACTCAGTGCCAACGAATTGCAACAACAAGGTGTGCTGGCCCGCTGCCATGTGAACATTGTGCAACTAATTGATCATGTGGAGTACCGAGACTATCAAAGCGAACTCCGATACCTGCTGGAAGAGTCTGGACGCTTGGACACCATGGCTGATCTTGTACAGCGTGTAAATGAAACTGGCAATACCTTGGTGCTGGTGGACCGTGTGGCAGCTGGTCAAGCCTTGGCGGAACGTCTAGGCGACCGTGCTGTTTTTATATCAGGAGCAACCAAGGGCGCAAAAAGGCAAGCAGAATATGACGAAGTGGCTGATGCAACCGATAAAATTATTGTGGCAACTTATGGTGTTGCTGCCGTGGGTATTAATATTCCTAGGATTTTTAATCTTGTGCTTGTTGAACCTGGCAAGAGCTTTGTTAGAGTCATCCAGAGTATTGGTCGTGGCATACGCCGAGCAGAAGACAAAGACCATGTTCAAATCTGGGACATAACATCAACGTGCAAATTTGCCAAGCGTCACTTGACCAAGCGCAAACAATTTTACAAAGAAGCCAACTATCCTTTTACACAAGAGAAACTGGATTGGATGAAACTGGGATGAAAATAGCAGTATGCGGAGATAGTTTTTGCACAGCCTGTACTGAGGATTTGGTCAAAACAGGCGCAGGAAAACGTGCGCACTTCAGTCAGATTTTGGAAGATGTGTATGGCTATGAAGTATTGCATTTAGCACACGGCGGATTCAGCAACACTGCCATAGCGTTTCAAATACAAGAAGCTGTGAATCAACAAGTGGATGTGATTGTGTACAATCAAACATGGTCTGGCAGATTTGAAATGATCAGGTCAGGGTTCGATGACCGCCGCGGTTTGAAAAATTTTTATTATCACAATGTGCATCATCCATCCACACACAGCGACTTGGTAGGAAATCAGAGCTCTCCGGTGTTGTCTACTGTGTGGCAAGGAGCAGAACAAAATGCTTTGTTGAGTCACGAACAAGTGTTGGCATTGAAGTTGCGTATCAAATACATGTTTGATGAAGGACTACAACAGATCATTGATGGGTGGTTGCTGGATTACTGGCACAAACGCACAATAGAACACGGTATCTTGCCAATTAAATTCAATGATGAAACAATAGGTGCAGTGGCCTATGAATTTAGTGACGCCAACACCAACTACGATACTCCATTTCACACAGATCGAGCCACACAAGAAATTGTTGCTGCCAACATTGATCGATATATCAAGGACAAACTCAATGGGCACCATATTTAAAGAAATAAAAAATTTTGTCAAACCAACTTCGGGTGTGTTTGTGGAAATTGGGTCAGAGCGCGGCGAAGGCAGCACACATGAACTGGACAGACTGGCCAAACTGCACGGCACCAAGTTGATCAGTGTGGACATTTCTGACTCAGCAAAAAACAGATATCAAACACAATTGCCTGATGTGGAATTTGTTGTGGCTCCGGGCAGTGCATGGGCTCAGGATTTTGGCAACATACCCACAGATATTGCATGCCTGTACTTGGACAATTTTGATTATATCTGGGACATAAATGACATACGTCCGGCTATACAAAGGCAAATGGAAGAATACAACAGTCGTGGACAAGTGATGAGCAACCAAGCCTGTCAAACAGAACACATGGCACAGATTCTTGCACTGCGTGGTTGTTTAAATCGGCATAGCACAATAGTCATGGATGACACTTACTGCATCAACGATTGCTGGATTGGCAAATGCGGACCTGTTGTGGTTTACTTAAAGGCACAAGGCTGGCAAGTGGTACATCAAACACTAGATTGCGGTGTAATTATGCAATACCCTTTGGAGATTGAATTATGAGCATGGATTGGTTTAACGATGACGGAATATTCATGCCCATGCTCAATGACACTGGGCGGAATATTTTTTATAAAACTGCTATTGAAGCAGCAGTACCAGGGAAAACAGTATGCGACATTGGCACAGGCACAGGATTTTTAAGTGTGCTGGCAGCACATGCTGGAGCAAAGCACGTGATTGCAGTTGAAAGAGATTTGCAAAGATATCAATATGCCAAATCAATCATTGAAAAATTGCAGATGACCGACCGCATTGAATTGATCCACGGGGATTTTCTCAACCTTGACATCAAAGCAGATGTGTACGTGTCAGAAACTATCAACACACAAATATTCGGCGAAGATATAATAAAATTATCCAACCATGCACAGCGACATGGCGGCGAGTTCATACCCGGACAATTTCAAATTCATGCAGAAGTGTATCAAATGCATCCAATATTTGTAGTCGATCAATCAGGATCAGAAGCATTTGAATATCAACCTGACATTGATGTTGATCCTGCTTTTGCCAAAATCATTAATACTGATTTTCAACAACAGCACAGCTTGAATGACCCACGTTACCGGGCCAATCAACTCAATAGATTGTTTACAATGTTGCCACAGTTTACTGATCTAAAACTGACAAAATATTATCAAACTCGACCCATCACTATTGATTTAAATCAGTTTAACACTGAGTCAGACATCACTGTCACTATCCCCTTCAATGACGTGAAAAAATTCCAACACAGCATGTATGTGGTGTTTTTTTGGCAAGCCAAATACGGCGAGATAATAATGGACTGTAGAGATGTTTGGTTTGGCAATATCAGCAAACACATCATGGGAGCCACCACCGACATTGAGTTTCGTTATGATCCGCAGATACGCAACTGGCGGTTGACTTATTGACACAAACCCTGTAAACTAAACACATGCGAATTTTAACCCTAGACAACATTCATTACGATCTAGATCACCTGCCTGAAGAAGTAGATGACATGCGATTTGCCATACTAGACAACTCAAATCCACAAGAGCCAGACTATCATTTTATTCCGCTGATCTTTTTGGAAAGTTTCAATGCTCCTGCACTTGTGCTACGCATTGGAGAAAACACCATCAAGATGCCCATGGACTGGCAAATACTCATAGGAGAACCCGAAATAGGTGATTTGGAAGTGTTGCCATTGACATCAATCAATGATCGTGGCTTTAGAGTGTTTCAGTTCAATCCACTCACAAGTTTCCGCCCCAGTTTCCCTGACATTGAAATCTTGGATGTGTATCACGAAGTAGCATGGTATGCGCCCAAACTGAAAAATGGACAGTTGTTGGCAGTGCCATTAGACGATGATCCAGATCCAGACTGTGTGTACTTTGTAAAAGACATCAGCCGCAATTGTGAGATAGTAGACTACAATAAATCATGGTGATGCCTATGTATGCGTTTAACAATATTAAAAAAGACGGCAATTGGTGGAATGTTGAAGTTGCCAGTGGCAGATTAATGAATATGATTATGTCAGATAATTTTCAATGCTATACTTCGTTAGACCAAGCATTTGAAAAAGTTTTAAACTTTGATCGAGCCATTGATGTTGGCACCTGGATTGGTGATAGCACTGAATATATGTGTCGACGATTTGCACATGTAATTGGATTTGAACCAAATCCTGTGGTATATGAATGTTGCATTAGGAATTTACAAGAAAAAACAGTTGAAAACGTTGTGGTATACAACAAAGGTTTGAGCAATGTTACAGGTCAGAAATTGCTGTTCAATGGTTCTGGTACATTCAGTGGATGGATAAACACTGTTGAAGGCAATGTTCCTGAAATTTATCAACAAACATCCATTGCAGTCGAATCAATTAGACTAGATGATTATAATTTTGAAAATATTGATTTTTTTAAAATTGACGTTGACAGTCATGAAGGGTACGTATTAGATGGTGCTAGAAAATTTTTAGAAAACAATTCTCCAGTAATAATGTTAGAAAATAAACTAAGCATTAGAGATCGGCAACACATCGATATGCCTGATCCTGTGACAATATTAAATGAACTAGGCTACAATTGTGTTGCAAAGGTAGCAAAACATGATTATATTTTTATAAAGACAGATGTACACTGAACCCCAAATATTTGAAACATTCAATCGCTTGGTGAAGATTTATCTGGAAAGTTACCCAGAAGATCAGGAAGGACTAGAACGCTTCCTACGCTGGGCTTATACTCAATATGGATACCGGTATGGGAACTCTTAAGCCCGGTGCCACATATATCTATGAGCGTGTGGGCAATGAAGTGTATGCCCGTGAGTCAGGTGCTGAGCCCAGCACTCGACGGTTAATAGGCCATTCATATGATCCTGTGACTGGGCATCACATTGATTACGATAGCAGAACATCAGATGGCAGGCCCTTGTTTGATCACCTCCAGGAAAATAAAATGTGGGCTGACATCCGGCGGCTGGCCAAGACCACGCCTGCTTTACAAGATGCCCTGGAACGTGTTATAATGATATACCGGTTAATCAAGGTAGACAAATGAAACAAAATATTCATCCTTACGATCCTGTACAATTTAAAAAAGAATTTGAATCTACAGATATATGTCGTAGTGTCGCCAAAGATTTTAATAATTTATGGTGGGATCAACAATTTATTAAATCTTTTGATAGCATCACTCCTAGACAAATGGCAGCTGGTACCAATGCAGGATTTTCCATGACACCATTTTATTATTTGAGATATTTGTTGGAAAAAAATCCAAATTCAATATATGATTTAGGATGTGGGGCTAACTTGTTTAAAAAATATATTCCTAATATCATTGGAGTTGACAAGAGCTATAGTCATACTAGACCTTTGCTGGTCAAGCCTGATTGGCTAGGTTGGAGAGTTTATCCTGATATAGAAGAGTTAATTGATAAAGAATATGTTAGAAATCATCAGATTTTTTTTGAATCAGTGTTTTCAATCAATTCTTTGCATTTTAGACCATTGACTGAACTTCGTTTGGTATACGAAGAATTTATTAGTATGGTAGCACCTGGTGGTCGAGGATTTCTTTCAGTAAACATACAACGCATGATTGACCATGAGAGTATTTCAAGGCCTAGTGTACATCTAATAGATTACGAATCGTACGTAAGATCGCAGCTAGATAATTTGCCTTGCAAATACTTAATTTTTGATGTGAATTTAGATATCTTGGATAACTGGTTGGATGGAAATGTTAGACTGGTATTTGAACGATGAGTGATAAACTAAACATTGTGAATGAGATGCGACAACTGGATCGCAAAAACAGAAACTTCTATCGCGAACTTACAGAAGAAGAACGCAAGAAGTTCTCAAACTATCTCATGATTCGTTGGGCGTCGTGCGTGGAAGGCAGTAAAGACATGCAAGAATTCTATTTGATTGCCACCAATGAACGACTCAACAAACACTTTTTCACAATCAATCAGCACCCTGAACTGCAATGGTTATGTGCCACTGCTGTGAGTCCAGACATGGGCACACCCAGACACAATTGGATCTCACCCAAAAAGAAAGAAGCAGGTGCGTCGGCTGTGAAAAAACAACTGGCTGAATTGTTTCCCACATACAAACCGGATGAAATAGATTTGTTGGCCAAGATTACAACCAAAAAAGAAATTGACCAGTACATTCGAGATCATGGCCGAGACACTAAGTGAACTGACCTGTGGCTACTGTCACCGGACTTTCAAGCGGCATGAAAGCATGGCCGTGCACATGTGCGAGCCCAAACGTCGTAGATCAGAAAAGTCAGAACGTGGTGTGGAACTGGGATTTCAGGCCTACATCAGATTCTATGAAATAGCACAAGGCAGTGCAAAGTTAAAAACCTTTGACAACTTTGCTGATTCTCCTTACTACCGAGCATTCGTAAAATTTGGTAGATATTGTTTTGCCACTAGAGTAATCAATCCCAGACAGTTCTTGGAATGGCTGCTGAAACACAACAAGAAAATTGACAATTGGGGTAGTGACAAAATCTACACTGATTATCTATTGGATTACTTGAAAGTAGAAACAGTGGCAGATGCACTTGCACGAGCAGTGGAGTTTGGTATAGACTGGGGTGA